AGCGATGCCGCCCCAAAACGAGTAGCTATCCCCAAAAATAGCTATTAGGGGGGTATCGATATAAATAGATATGGATTACTAGATATAGAATGTAGAAAATGAAGTTTTTAATTTTAGATAACTCAGATAAAAAAATGCTTTTTGATTTTTTAAAAAGTTTGGAAAATAATTATATTGTTGAAGTGAAAAAAAAGAGAGACACCAGAAGCAACAAGCAGAATAGCTACTACTGGAAATGCATAGTTCAAGAACTCGCAAATTCTTTGGGCTACTTCCCAGATGAGATGCACGATATACTCCGATCAAAGTTCTTATCTGAATGGGAGATGATAGAAATAAATGAAAAGAAAATTGGAATAAATAAAATAGGATCATCAAGAAATCTAAATACAAAAGCCTTTGAGGTCTATGCAGACCAGATAAGGATCTGGGCTTTGACTGAATTAGGTGTTAGATTAATGACTCCTAATGAGTATGAATAAAAAAAAGCCCCTATAAAATAGAGGCTCTAAAATAGTTGGAAGTTTTTTATGGTTTTACGACAAGGCGAAAATAATAAAAAAAATTAAATGGCAAAAAAAATTAACTTTGTTTTTAGAGATAAGAAACAAAAAAAAAGAAAAGGCATCCACTCAAAGAATAAAAGCAGAACAAAGGGAGGAAAGCAATGGGTAAAACCCTACAGAGGACAGGGGAGATAATGGGAAGAGGAAGAAAAAAAACACCGACAAGAATAAAAGAACTACAAGGGACAGTCAAATCGGAGCGAATGTTAGACAACGAAATGACAGCTTCTTTGGTTGCTGCTATTCCTAAACCTCCAGAATGGCTTTCTGAAATTGGAAAAAATGAATGGACAAAAGTTTGTGTAGAATTATTTAACAAACAAATGCTCCATCAAATTGACTTGAGACTTTTAGAGGCTTACGCAAATGCAATTAGTTTGCATATTGAAACCGAAATCTTTTTAAGAGAGAATGGAAGGATTCAAGAATTTAAAAATCCTGATGGAACTTTAAAACATACTCAGGCTTTACCTCAGCAAAAGATTGCAAATGATGCTCTGGATAGAGCTTTAAAAATTGCTACTCAGTTCGGCTTCACTCCATCTGCTAGGAGTTCAATTAATCAGCCTACCTTAATACAGAATAATAACGAATACAATTTCTTTGAATAATGGATATAACTAACGAATGTAATATGGAGTTAATGTCAAGATATGAAGATAATCATTTTGACTTAGCAATAGTAGATCCTCCTTATGGTATTGACATCAATTCAAGTGGCAGATTAGGACACTATGGAGGAAAGGGTAAAACTTGGGATAATAATACGCCTAACAAAAAGTATTTTAAAGAACTGTTTAGAGTTAGTAGAAATCAAATTATTTGGGGTGGTAACTACTTTAACTTACCTCCTACAAGATGTTTTTTAATATGGGATAAACAACAACCTGAAGGGGTTTCATTTGCATCTTGCGAGTATGCCTACACTAACTTTGACAAATCAGCAAAAACATTTTATATGCGGCCGCAAAATGCAGATAATATAAGAATACATCCTACACAAAAACCTGTTAAACTATATGAATGGCTGCTTATGAATTACGCAAAAGAAGAAGATAAAATACTAGACACTCACTTAGGTAGTGGAAGTATTGCTATTGCTTGTCATAATCTTAAATACGACTTGACTGCTTGTGAACTTGACAAAGAATATTACGAAGCAGCTATGAAAAGAATAGAAAGACATAAACAACAACTAACAATGTTTTAACTAATGGAAAGAGAAGAATATAAAACGGCTTTAATTTATATGCTACTATTTTTACTAGCCTTAGCTTATGGTATGCTAATATGAGCAAAAAAAATAAATATTATTTCGATGAGGTTTCTGCAGATAGAGCTGTAGCTTTTATAGAAACTCATATCAGACATTGTAAAGGAGACTTAGCAGGGCAAAAGTTTATACTTGAACAATGGCAAAAAGATGATTTGATAAGACCTATCTTTGGATGGAAACATAAAGACAGCGACTTGCGTAAATATAGATCAGTCTATTGCGAGATACCTAGGAAGAATGGGAAGAGTACACTAGGGGCAGCTGTTGCAATCTATATGCTTTTCGCTGACTCGGAACTAGGATCAGAAATTTTTTCCTGTGCAGGAGACAGGAATCAAGCCTCAATTATATTTGATCTGGCTAAGAGAATGATACAACTCGATCCTCTATTAAGTTCAAAGGCTAAAGTATTTAGAAACTCTATTACCTTCCCTCAGAAAGGAAATACCTATCGAGTACTTTCTTCTGATGCCAGTTTACAGCACGGCCATAATCCTAATGCAATCTTGTTCGATGAGTTGCATACTCAGAAATCTAGAGAGCTTTATGACACAATGCAGACAGGAACAGGAGCAAGATCTCAGCCGCTTTTATTTACAATGACAACTGCAGGGGCATCTAAAACAGATGGAAATATTTGTTGGGAAGTACATTCCTATTCTGAGAAAGTAAAAAATGGAATTATTAATGATGATACGCATCTATCTGTAATCTATGCAGCCGATGAAAAGGATGATATACAAGATCCAGAGACTTGGAAGAAAGCAAATCCTAATCTAGGCATCTCAGTTACTGAGGATTACTTAACTACAGAAGCGAAAAGAGCTTCAGAACTTCCTAGCTATGAGAATACTTTTAAGAGATTACACCTTAATCAATGGACTTCTACTTTTACAAAATGGATTTCAGATAGTGTATGGATGGAAAACTATGAAGAAATAGATATGGAATCTTTAAAAGGGAAGCAATGTTGGGGAGGATTAGACCTTGCAAGTACAATGGATTTATCTAGTCTCGTTTTATTTTTCCCTATGGAGGATCAAAAAGATGTAGTCTTAGTTTGGTTTTGGTGTCCTGAACAATCGGCAGAACTTAGAGGAAGAAAATATAAGCTGCCTTATGATGAATGGATAGCCGATGGATATATAAAAGCAACCGAGGGAGATGTGCAAGACTATGCATACATAAGAGATGATATTAATAATATTATAAAAGATTATGACTTACAAAGTATAGCTTTTGATAGATGGAACTCTAGTCAATTAATAATACAACTAAGTCAGCAAGATGGAATACCTATGTCTCAATTCGGTCAAGGATACAGAAGTATGTCAGCTCCTACAAAAGAACTTGAGAAGATGGTATTAAAAAAAGAAATAAATCATTTAAGAAATCCTGTTCTTAGATGGCAATGCGAAAATGTAACTTTACAAACAGATCCTGCAGACAATATAAAAATAAATAAAAAACGATCATCTGAAAAGGTCGATGGGATGGTAGCTTTAGTTATGGCTATTGGAGAATGGATGACCGATGAGAACGAGGGAGAATCAATTTATAATGAAAGAGGAATTTTAACTTTTTAAAAATATGACAATAGAAATAGAAATACTAGCTTTACTGAGTCCATCTGGATTCGAAAAAAGATTTCATAAGAACTGCCAGAAATCTAAAACTTATTACGATGCTTATGAATTAACAGAGCAAGAATATGAGAAAAACTTTGGCAAAAGAAGGTATGCTTCTTATGATAGCTTTAGAGTTACCAAGAATAGAAAAAATAGAAACAAAGTTACCTAATCAAACTCTTATGTTTTCGTATTATTGCTTGTTATAATAAGCAGAAAATCTATGGGACTTTTAGATACTTTACGAGGAATATTTACAGGAAAAAATAAGAGAGGAGGATTTTATGAAGCGATGACTGGTCGCTTTAAAGGAAATACTGGAGGTGTAATGGTTAGCGATGAGAGTGCTTTGAACTTTACTGCCGTATGGGCAGCAATAAGAATCTTATCAGAATCCGTAGCTCAACTACCCTTATCAATTTACGAATCAGATGAACTGGGCAATAAAAGTGCTGCAGTAGATCATCAACTATACAACTTACTACACAGAAAGCCTAATGAGAATATGACTACTTATACTTTTGTTCAAAAGTGTATGATAGACTTATTAACTAGAGGAAATTCTTTTGTATATATTAAAAGAAATGGAGGAGCAAGACCTGTCGAGCTTTTGCCATTAGATGTTAAAAAAGTAAAACTGATGGAGAGCGAAGGGCAGATATATTACGAACTAGATGGAGGTGGAATAGTTGATTCGTATGATATATTGCACTTTAAAGTAATGAGCAGAGATGGATTAGTCGGAATGTCGCCAATAGATACAGGCGCTCAAGCGATAGGATATGGATTAGCTTTAGAGCGATATGGTAACTCTTTCTTCAGCAATGGAGCAAAAGTTTCAGGAGTATTATCAACTGATAGACATTTATCAGATGAAGCTATAGCTAGACTCCGAACTTCTTTCAATGAAAATTATACAAGTATCAATGACTCGAATAAAACAATGGTATTGGAGGAAGGATTACAATTTAAGCAAATCAGCCTATCCAATGAGGCCTCACAGTTCTTAAAATCCAGAGAGTTCTCCATTACAGAAATTGCTCGGATTTTTAATTTGCCGCCTCACTTATTAAGAGATTTAACAAAATCTAGCTTTAATAATATATCTGAGCAATCAAGAGAGTTTGTTCAGTATTCTTTGATGCCTTATATAGTTATGATGGAATCAGAGATGAACTGTAAACTATTTAGGCAAACAGAACTAGATACAATGCATACTAAGTTCGTAGTCAATGCTTTACTAAGAGGAACTCCAAAAGATAGAGCTGAATACTACAGAGTAATGTTAAACATAGGGGCTTTAAGTATTGATGAGATAAGACAATATGAAGAGCTGCCGACAATACAAGGAGGAGAGAATCAC